CACAGCAAGCGTATCCGCCCAGCCGCCGCCAAAAATATCGATTTGGTCGCCGAATTGAGAAATCAAGCCGATAACCGCGCCGATGGCAACCGCAATCAATCCGAATGGGTTTGCAAGCATGGCGACATTTAAGCCGATGACCTGCGCCGTTGCAGCGGTAACAGCAACCGCAAAGCCCGCCATGATTGGGACGACCAAGTTAAGATTATCCGCAATTAGTTTGATGATGGACGCGATACCCGACATTGCGCCGCCATCGTTCAGCATTTTAGAAATCATGCTTTGCCAGTTGTTCGAGAACACCGTCAAAGCCTGACCCATAGTCATGGGCATTTTTGCCGCCTGCTCGCCAAATTTTTCCGACGCGCCCGATATGGCTTTAAACAGCACATCCGCCGTCAGTTCGCCCTCGCTGCCCAGCTTTTTGATTTCAGCGCGGGATTTACCCATATATTCCGCAATGGTATCAAGCAGAATCGGCGCGGCTTCGGCGATAGATTTAAATTCATCGCCTTGTAACACACCGCTACCCAAAGCCTGTGACAACTGCATAAGCGCGGCGGCTTGCTGTTCCGCCTGCACGCCGCCAATCGTCATGGCGTTATTGGTCGCTTCGGTAAACGTCAATATTTCCTGTTGCGTGTAACCGTAGTCTTTCAGGGCGCGGCTTGTGGATACATACAGGCTTGCCGTTGACTCCAGCGACGCACGGGTGCTGTTTGCCACGTCCAAAAGCTGACGTTGTACGGCTAAATACTCCGTTTCAGACGACGTGACTTGTCGGACTTGGCTGTTTATCGACTGCATGGCGTCGGCGGTATCAAGTAGGGATTTCGCAAATGACAGCGTTGCGAAGCCGGCCAACGCCGTTCCGATTTGCCCCGGCCCCCCAGCCGCTTCAGCCGCCTTATCTCCAGTCTTGGAAAGTTCGGCGTTCAGTTCCCTGACTTTTTCCTTGCCGTCGCTGACGCCGCCGACAAAATCGGACATATCGACATCAAACGCACGTTCCATCGATTTCTGCATTTCGGAAAAGCTGCGTGTCAATTGTGACCGCACCTGCCCGATAGCGTTTTCAATCTGCTTGGACGCATTCGACGCCGCGTTTGCCGCCTGATTAAAACCCGCAGCCGTGCCGTTTTCGACGGTTATCTTGATTTTTGTTTCTAAATCGCTCATACGACCGCCCATAAAAAAAGCCCGTGAATCATCACGGGCGTTGTTTCAAATTTAGATTAGGCTTCAATCAGTTCGGAACCTGAAAAGATGCTTTGGTCGTTCCCCTGCTCAACGGCTTTCTGGTACATCCAAGCGCGGGAAACTTCCTCGTCCTCCGGCAAGCCGTTGACAGAAACGGTATGCGAACAAAGCGGGTTTCGTCCTACCTCATGCGCCTTTTGGGACACATAGCCGTTAAGGGTTGCGCTTGCGGCGTGTGATTTGTAGTCAATGCTGACATACTCAATCACATGGTAGCTTGCGGTCGCCCCTGTGCTTTCGTCTTCGATTTCATGCGAAATTGCGATAATTTGCTTTACCATAATAGAGCCTTTCTATAATTGTCGTCCTACTGCGACTAAAACATAAACTTCGGTCAAATCAACGGTCTGACCTTCCCATGCGCCGTCACGTCTCAAGATGATGTTCGATGAAGCCGCGACGTTATCTTTGGTTTTTTCGTAGTACCCCTCGCTCCGGCTGCCGTGATAACCATGTTGCAAGATGGTTTCCGTGCCGTTGTTGTCCGACCAGAACAAACCAACTATTCGGTTATCAGCACTGCCGATAGAGTAGTGGAACTTGACGCCGTAGATATTGTCTGGAAGCGGGATTTGGGTTTCTGTCTGCAGAACGGAACTTGCCCGTCCGCGTGAAAGATTGCCAATCTTCCGCCACTCAACACCACCCATCAACGCTTTATATTCATGGTCGCTTTGTGCAAGATACGAAGTCATCAACACAGGAACATCCATATCAAAAGTCTCATTCCTGCCCAAAGTAACCCGAATCGTATTAACCGCGTCACGGCGAAGTAGCATCCAGTTGAACGAATGTATTTGCTTCTCGTCTGTGACGAAGTAGTTTTTTGATGCATCGGTGTTTAGTACGGCGCTCGTGATTTCCGATGCTTTCAGCGTGGTTTTGGGCATTACGGTTCCGTTTAATTCGAGTCGTGCCACTGGTTCTGCATAACCTGCTTTACTACCATTCAGCCCTCCGCCAAAGCCAAATCTAACCGAATTAGATGTGTAGATTTTGAAATCGGGGCGCATCAACGTTGGCACTTCGTCCGCCTGAATTTTAATTTCCCAAGTGTCGGCATTAATCTTATTCATGCGGTGTAGGCGCAAAACATCGCCCTCAATGTGCGACGCTTTGACCGTGCCGTTGAAATACCCTGTTTCCGCTTCAATCCTGCCACGAATGACAGCATTTCTAGCTTCAAGCAGTCCGCCAGATGTTACGGTAAAGTTACCACCGCCGATATCTAAGCTGCCGCCGTTGATACTGCCCAAATTCGACGAAATCGCCGACAGTTCGTTGACGTTCATCTTATTGGCTGTAACAGCGTTTGCCGCCAGCTTATCAGCCGTTACACTTCCAGCCGCCATTTCACGCGCGGTAACGCTTCCAGCGGTCAGGCGGTTTGCGTTAAGCGTGTTTGCCGTGATTTTATCGCCGTGAATATCCCCGGCGTTCAACCTATCGATAATCGCCTTGCCGTTTACCACCAGTTCGCCATTCACGCCGACGCGGTTTTGCCGTGTATCTACCGTAAACGGGAATACGTCAGCCTTGCCCGGTGCGCCGATGCCGAAGCGGTCGGCGTTGACGATGAATTTGCTTTCAGGCGTTCCGTTTTTCGGCGTGGTAGCCAAGCCGTAGCCCGCTACCTTACCGTTGACGTCAACCTTGACCGTGTACTGTGCTTCCAAACCGTTGATGCTTTTCGCGTGGGCTTGTACCGTCGCTTTATTGCCGTTAGCGGTTGATTGGGCTGTCGTGATACGCTCACCAAGCGATTTGATGTCGCCCGTTGCTTTGGTTAAGGTCGTCTGAACTACCTGAACCGTACTGCGGATTTCCTGTAAACCGTCGTTGTCTTCAGGCGCAGGTGTCCAATCAGTTGCCACCGTTCCGCGTTCCAGTTTCACATTGGAAACCTTGATGGATTCCGATGTCTGATACCGTGCCTGAACGATGATGTTACGCAGTGCCTTAACCTCTTTGGCGACCGTGTGCTTGGCAACAAGCCGCTGCTTCAGTGTTTTGGTCGTGCCGTTTATCGCCTCTTCGTACCAACAGCTAAAATAGCCGACAGAGTTGTCCGTATAGGTAACAGACAATTCAGCACCGATACGCGGGTAGGGCTTGCCATATGGCGATGTAGCGTTTGTCAGTTCGATGTCACACGAGACAATCAGGCTATCGCCTTGCTTCAGTTCCAAAGCAGACGAAACGTCGATAGTAACGTTTTTGGTCTGATTGTTCCCGCTGACTCTCAACACTTTTGCTTCGTTACCGGTGGAAAGAGCGTAGTTTCTTCCCCCTACTTCAAACGCGTCGAGCCTAGAAGAAAGGGTCTGTACTTCTCTTTTACTGTCCTCCTTCGCATTTTTGATGCGTTCATTAACGCTGCCTGTGCCATTGCCGTCAATCAGGTTGATTTTTTCGCGCAAAGCCTGATTCAGATTGCTTTCTGACAGGTCTGTCGTTGACACGTCGTAAACGGTAAAAGCCACGCTGTTGCTGACTTTTAGACCGTCTTTGCCGAAACTGTCATAGCCTGCTGCGCGTAGATGATAGGTCTTTCCTTTCTCCAGCGGATTGCCGTTGCATTTGGCGATGGTTACAAATGTTTCCGCGCCGTCATAGACTTTGTTGGCTTCTATGGTCGGTACGGCTGCATTTTCAGATACCCAAACGATAATGCCTGCGAAATCCTCTTCAGCAGGTTTTTGACAGGTAAAAAACGCCTGCTTCAAACCGCTATCGACGGAAATGCCTTGTAATGCTTGCAGTTGCGGATTTGGCGCCCCGCTGTGCGCCCGGTTGCCGGTCTTGCCGGTAACGGCTCGACCGCGAACTTTAAAAACAACATCACGCACCTGCCCGCCGTCGGCTCTCATATCCGCCTGTGTGTAGGTGTAGCTGTTGTCAACAATACCGCTGATAGACCGTAAACGGCGTTGACTGTTGCCTGCGTAGATTTCCACGTCGTAGGTGTCTGCACCGTCCAACTTATCCCAAGCGATGACGGCTTCCTTGCCGTATGCCCACGAAGACGACAGCCGCAGATTTTGAATTTGACCCAGCGGCGCGCCCTTGATAGTGTAGGAATACGCAGGAACGGACGCCAAATCCTGAATGCCGCCGCTGAAAACGTTGTACGAAACCAGCTTGACCCAAACAGTCCGACCAATCCAGTTACGCGGGACGGCATATTTAAACAACGCTTCGTCGATACGCGCGAACTTACTGCCCGCCGCGTGGGTATCGATAGCCGAACCATATGCGCCGCGCGTCAGGTTGCCCAACGTGTAACGACCGACGCCTTTTAGTTCGGCGTTTGCGTATGCCAAAAACTCGCCGTCAACGTAGCACAACGTCAGCAAATCGCGGCTGTCCTGCTCCGTGCCGCCTGTTATTTGACCCGCTGAAATTTCCACGCTCAGGGTGTTGGTGCGGTCGAAA